GTTTATTCTCATTATATATACTACAGTTAGCGCGTTCTTCCGTGTAAGAAATTCGTTTTAAGGAATTCATAGATGATTATGTAAATAATTTATAGTATATCCTTAATCGGATTACTATATTTTACAGATGCATGGATACCTATGTTTTTCTTAGAAGCTTATCGAACACTTTATTTCTACTACGTTTAGAGATCCCGACGTTAAATAAAAACGGATCTAAACCATACTTTGTATGATATATAACTAAAATGTAATAAGTTTAAAGTATTCTTTTTGAATACTACCTCTCGAAAGATTTTACAGTATATTATACTTAGACTAGTTTTTTAACAAGGACTATGTCAAAACCTTGTTGTTCTTTGAATAGATGGAAGAATCTATTCACTTATTGATTATTTATTTTATTAGTCACAATCAATATTTTATTAATGACAAATAACCTACATTAGATGTATGCCAATTTAGGCGTATGCCATTAGATGTATGCCTCTTTTAGAGACATGAAACATGATGACATGAAATGATAAATTGACATGAAACATGATGTTTGTATGAAACTTAATTAAATTTGAAACACTTAATTATTTTAATTGACGTATACCGTCGTTTCACACACCAAAAGTTATATTGAATGCAGATATAACTTTCCCACTTCAACCCCTTTAGTTTTATTAATACTTTGTTCCGTTAATTTGGAACTTCGCAGAAATTAATACGAAATAGTGCTGCGTTAGGTCGCACTCATGGTGAAGCCGCAAGAAGCGAGAACCATCGCATTATATAATACCACGATTTTATATAATGCAAACCCCACACCCCTTAATCAACCATGGCCCTATTTTATAGGTCCTGCGCTCAGTTTATAAATACTTCTGAGTTTTTAAAGGTACGGCAGAAAATAGGTAACCAACCCTATTAGTATGACAATGCCCTCGAAAATAATGTATAGAGTGGAGATCTTTACTCCTCTCCTGATTACGTGATATGTGCCATTCGGTAATAACAACCTCTGTTATAAGAATATTATTTTTATCCGAAACATGATATTAGATATTGCTTATATTAAGTCAGTTATTATTTGACATAAGAATGCCTGCAACAGTTTTCGTTTTTACGATGTAAAAGAGATTTTTATCTCCTGTCAAGAAATATTGCTATCCCCGATGGAATTAAGGGACAATGATAGATCAGGGAATTTTTGTTTATGATATATGAATTGTAATAATTTTAACTCAAAAACCCAAACCCCCCAATTATACACTCACGTTAGTGAATGTGAAGCTCAGCTCGATGCTTTATTCGAGCGTAACATTGAAGTCCAATCTTGGGCTCAATCTCCTCAGATTGATAATTTAGTTTATACAATGTTTATGGATAAGTTACGTGAAGCTTTTCCAGCTGCTAAGAATCTTGATTCTTTTATTAAATTGATTGAAGATATTTGTTTGTGTTTAGCACAAATAATTAATAATCCAACCAAAACAAATATTGCTTTATCTGTAACAGGATATTTTAAATTACGTTTAGGTGAAAAACCTATGTTACCACATATTGGTGAAATTATTAATAATATTACAAGTATTTTGCAAGAAGGAATTCAAGCAGAAGAACAAGATTTTTTACAATCCTCCTTATTTAATTTACGAGAGCTTTTTGCTAATTTTGAAGGATTAAAGGAGAGTGTTATTTATAAAAAGATATATAAAGTCATGATGTATATTATGGCAACTACTATTTTCCAAGATTCTAAACGTAAGTTTGGTTTTTCTCTTTTTGATAAATTACATCGATCAGCCGTAAAACAAGGCTATGATGATAAAATTTCGTTTGTTTATGTAGTGTTAGATACACTTACATTTTTATGTGAACGAGGTTATCAATGTTTTATTTTAGGATCTTTTGATCCACTTTTTCATTCAGGAAAAACTTATGATGAATGGATGGTTAAAGCTACTTTAATTATTCATCAATCTAAATTTATGAGTAATCCAGAACCCCATGGAATTTGTCCATTTACCTGGTTAGCAGATCTTAATGATCTGATTGAAAAAGGTTCAGCTATGATGAAAGCCGCCAAAATGAAAGGTGAATTTGAATATAAGATGATTCGAACTTTATTAAGTGATTTAGAACTTAAAAAGTCTGAACATATTACTAAACGAGCTGCTGCTGCACCTCGTCGTTCTCCTTTTTCTTTATTATTATTTGGTGGCTCAAGTGTTGGTAAATCTTTATTTACTGACTTACTATTTTTCCATTTAGGTAAAACTTTAGATTTGCCTACAGATGCTGAATATAAATATGTACGTAATGGTGCTGAAAAGCATTGGACATTATTTAATAGTACTCAATGGTTTATTGTTTTAGACGATATTGCATTTATGAATCCCTCACTAGGAGTTCCTGATCCATCTATGATGGAAATGCTTTTAATTGTTAATTCTATTACTATGGTACCTGAACAAGCTGATTTAGCTGATAAAGGTAGAACACCAATGAGAGGAGAAGTTGTAGTTGCTAGTACTAACACTAGACATCTAAATGCTCAATATTATTTTAGTAATCCTTATGCTGTTCAACGACGTTTTCCTTTTGTTTTGAATATTCATGTGAAAGCAGAATATACTAAAAATGAAGTAATGTTAGATCCATCAAAAGTACCTATTATTAATGAAGGTGAATATCCTGATTTTTGGAATATTGAAATTACAAAACCTGTTCCTATTAACGATGATATTAATTGTCAACGTGGTAAACAGGAACATGTGGCAACTTTTACTAACATTTATGAACTTATGCAATTTGTGAGCATTGAGTGTTTAAAACATAAAAATAAAGAATTACAAGTAATTAAAACTATTCATAGTTTTAATGAAATTATTTTATGTACTAAATGTTATAAACCTCAACGTCTTTGTTCATGTAATATGATTAATAATATTCAAGGTAGTGAAATTAATGAATTTTGTACACCTTGGGTAAAGGAAACTTTACGTTTACAATATGAGCATGATCAACCAAAGGAAGTTTTTTCTTATTGGAAATATTTTGAAACTAAATTTTTAGATTTTTTAATAAATACCTATTCTGGTACTTATTATGGTTCTTCTATTATTTCATATATTTGTAATATGTTTTTCCTTTATTTACTTATATTACGAAGAAAATGGATTTCTCAAAATAGAACTTTAATGAGTGCTATTGGTGAGAAAATTGATAAGCAAGTTTTTAAACCTGTTGGTTTAGTTGATATTATTCGTAATAATATTGTAATTATAGCTGGTGTTTGTACTATGTTATTTACTTTTTATAAAAGTTATACATGGGCATTTCCAACTGTTAATAAAGAAAAACAAGGTGGTATTTCAAGTAAAATTGGACAATCACTTAAAGTTACTAAAGATGAAAGAGAAAATCCTTGGTATAATAATAATTATGTTATTAATCGTATGGATGTTTCAGATCAATCTAGCTCTTATAAAGCTATACAAGATCCTCAATTAAAAGAAATTCTTATGAATAATATTAATTATATTAGAATACAATTCTCTCGTGGAGAATCATTAAAACAAATTGAAGGTAACATGTTATGTGTTGCTGGACATATTTATATGTGTAATGCTCATTTCTTTCCGGAAGGAATTAATGAATTTGATGTTACTCTTATTAATGATACAAATTTAGAGGGAACTACTTCTAATATACGTTTAACTATTTTTCGTAGTGAATTAATTTTTATGAAAGAGCGTGATATTGTTTTTGTTAAACTTATGGGTTTACCACCTAGAAAAGATATAACTGGATTATTTCAAACTAATAAAATTAGTGGTAGTATGAATGGTTTTTATCTTCGACGTACTAAAACTGGTGAATTAGCTGTTAATAATCTTAAGCAAATTAAAAGAAATGCAAATTGGTTTGTTTCTAATTTTGGATATTCTGTATCTGATTGGATTTCAAGACCAGAGACTCCTACAATTGTTGGAGATTGTGGTTCTTTATGTATTGCTCGTAGTTATTATGGACCTATTATTTTAGGTTTACATTATGCTCTAGATAGTAATGGAAATACTTTAACTATGCCAATTACGGTAGATGAAGTTAAAGAACATGTTTCTAAATTTAATTTGTGCATAGTGCAAAGTGGTTATCCGATGTTAAATAGCATTAATACTAATCATGTACTTGGACCTGTTCATCCTAAATCAACTTTTCGATTTATTGAAAAAGGTTTTCTTAAACATTATGGGTCATTACAAACATTTCGTGTTGGTTCTGCTTCCTTAGTTACTAAACATTTACTTTCAGAAAGTGCTTTAGCTAATGGTTATCCATTAAAACATACTAAACCTGAGTTAAAATCTTGGGAACCTTGGCGTTTAGCTGCTCTTGATATGGTTCGTCCAGTTACTAAATTAGATTCTAATTTAATTCAAGAATGTGCTGATGCCTTCTTTAAAGATATTTTAAAGACTGTTCCTTTAAGTGAAATTAAAGAGATGTGTGTTTTAGATGATAATACAGCTATCAATGGTGCTCCAGGAGTTATGTTTATTAACAAAATGGAAAGAAATACTAGTGCTGGTTTTCCTTGGGGACGAGGAAAATCTCATTATTTAGAAGAATTAACTCCTTTCGATGATTATACTAATCCAGTCACTGTTACTAAAGAGATTTTTGATCGAGTTGATAAAATTATCACCAATTATCAAAAAGGTTTACGTAATATGACCATTTATAGTGGTTGTACTAAAGATGAACCTGTTACTTTTGCGAAAGCAGAAGCTAAAAAGACTCGTATTTTCACAGCTATGCCTATGGATGCTTTATTAGTTGTTCGTAAATATCTATTAACTTTTAATAGACTTATGCAGAAGAACAATGTTGCATTTGAATGTGGCATTGGTGTTAATACGTTTTCTCAAGATTGGGATAAATTTCATAGATTTTTAACTAAACATGGTGATCAACATATGATTGCTGGTGATTACAGTAAATTTGATAAACGAATGCCTCCAGTTGTTATTTTAGCAGCTTTTGATATTATTAAAAAATTATGTAAATTAGCTGGTTATTCAGAAGAAGATTTAAAAGTTATTTCAGGTATTGCTGAAGATACTGCATTTCCTTTATTGAACTTTCGTGGTGATATAGTGGAAATGTTTGGAACTAATCCTTCTGGACATCCTTTAACTGTTAATATTAATAGTTTAGTTAATAGTATTTATGTTAGATATTGTTATGCAAAATTATCACCTCATGGTGATGTTTCAAAATTTCAGGAAGATGTTGCTTTATTAACATATGGTGATGACAATGCTATGGGAGTTTCTCCTCGAGCACCTTGGTTTAATCATACTGCCATGCAAAAAACACTTGCTGATGTAGACATACAATATACTATGGCCGATAAAGATGCTGAAACTGTACCTTATATTCCAATTTCTCAAGTTAGTTTTCTTAAACGAACTTGGGTTTGGGATGAAGATTTAGGTGCTTTTCAAAGTCCTATTGAATATGATACTATTTGTAAACAGTTACATGTTTGTGTTAGATCAAAATCTGTTACTTTAGAAGAACAAACTTTAGATATGGTTAAATCTGTAGGTGAAGAGTATTTTCGTTATGGAAAAGAGATTTTTGAAGAAAAGCAAATTATGCTTAAACAGATGGTAAGGGAAAATAATTTAGACTGTTATGTCACTCCAGTAACTTTCCCAACATATGAGCAATTGTATGACCGTTACTGGGCCGCTTAAGAGTGAGAACTACTCTTTGGAATTTATTTTCCTAAAATAAAATGCTTATCATATTATAGTTTACTGCAATATATTATTTGGAAACTCAATGATTTTATTGAGAATGGATATATGATATTAGATTTACCTGAGTGTTCCTCAAAATCTCTATTTAGAGATGTGTTGGTTAATCCACAAATGTTGTTTCAATTTATATGGTAATAATACTTTCCATATATCTTATAACTGTATTACTAAAGATTATGAAAATTTAAAAGAAACACAGCGTTTTCGTGACGCTTTCCTCTCACAAGAGGATATTATTCTACGCTCTGAGCGTAGAGAAAGAAATCGCCGTAGGCGATTTATGAAGAAATTGAAACGAAAATTAGATAAACTTCCTGAAGAGGATACTTGGATTTATCCAAATATTCAATGTAAGGAAACTTATGGTTTAGTTGATGGTGATTATCATTATCCTAATATCATGATTCAATCAGAAGAGACTCAAATTCTTCCAAAAGGAGTATTACAGACTCCTGGTTCAGGTAAAACTGACCAAGAAACTGTTTGTTTTGTCGATCAAACTACTGGATTATCAGTTGGTGATCAATTGCAAATTGATGACGTTGCTCATCAAGATGCTGCTGACGCTGCTGGTTTAACAAATTTTTTATCTCGACCTACAACCATTTTCTCTGTAACATGGGCAGAGACAGATCCTGTTGGAACTTTTCTCACTATTAACCCGTGGCAACTCTTTCTTCAAAATGCTGTTATAGCTAGAAAGTTGTATAATTTTGCTTTTATTAGAGCTAATCTTAAAATTAAGGTTCTCATTAATGCATCCCCATTTTATTATGGAGCTATGTATATGAGTTATCAACCATTACAAAATTTTACACCTACTACTATTATAACTTCTGCATCTTTGCAGGAAAGAATTCCTATATCTCAAAGACCTGGTTTCTGGATTTTACCTCAGAATAATGAAGGTGGAGAATTAACACTCCCTTTCTTTTATCCGAAGAATTTTCTTCGTTTAGGGTATAATCAAGATACTATTGATATGGGTCAATTAAATTTTTATATTTACTCAGCTTTGCAATCTGCTAATGCAGTTGTAGCAGCTGGTGTTTCCATCAAAGTCCTTGCATGGATGGAAGATGTAACACTATCTGGTCCAACTGTTGATGTACAATTTCAAGCTAGAGAAATTGAAGTTCAAGCAGATGAATATTCAGGAAATGGACAAATATCTGGTCCAGCTACTGCTGTTGCACGTTATGCGAGATACTTTACAGGGATTCCAATTATTGGATCTTTTGCTAAAGCAACTCAAATTGGTGCTAATGCTATATCTGGAATAGCCACTTTATTTGGTTATACCAATGTTCCTAATATTAAAGATGCTCAAGCTTTTAGACCTCAACCATATCCTCAATTTGCTTCACCTGAAATAGGTTATCCAGTTGAGAAATTAGTCTTAGATCCTAAGAATGAACTTACTTTAGATCCTAAAACTACAGGTTATCCTTGTGATAAAGATGAATTAGCTTTAGAATATTTAGCATGTCGCGAAAGTTACCTATGTACTACTACATGGGCTACTACTGATGCGTCTGATAAAATTCTCTTTTCTTCACGAGTAACACCATTTCAATATGATTATTTCAACGCTGTCAATAATTCTAAAATTTATATGACACCTTTAGGGTGGATTAGTAATTGTTTTAGACATTGGCGTGGTGATATAATCTTTCGATTTCGTGTTATTTGTACACAATATCATAAAGGACGTATACGTATTTCTTTTGACCCTGCTGGTAAAGCTGCAAATTCTTTGTATAATACCACAGATTCTACTCAAACTGTTTTCACCAAAATCATTGATATTGGTGAAGAACATGATGTTGAAATTCGTTTACCTTATCAACAAGCACTCCCATTTTTACAATGTAATACTGGTTTTTCAGTATCTAATGTACCTTGGAGTACGTCTGCTGCTCCCGTGTGGAATAGTGACGATGCTTTTGATAATGGGGTTATTACAGTGCGTGTGTATAATACACTTACCGCACCAGTATTAACTTCTTCAGTCCAAATTTTAGTATATGTGCGTGGAGCAGAGAATATTGAATTCGCTAATCCTCAGAATGTAGGAATTCTTTTACTCCTTTTGCTATTCAGTCAGAGGAAAGAGATGTACCACCTAGTGATACATACCAAGAAGATCTTAAAAGAACCGAAGAACATATAGCCGGAAAAGGCTTGCCCGTTGTAACACCCGACCGTTATTTAATTAATTTCGGAGAAGTAGTTAGATCATTACGACCTCTTTTAAGACGAATGAATATGAACGAAGTTTATATTGATACTACTGCAGGTTCTAATGCTTTAACCTGGATTCGCTTTGACCAGACTCGTTTTCCATTATATTATGGATACGATCCTGCTGGCGTTCACAGTGCTAAAGGATTAGTTGTACCAGCATCTAATTTCAATTTTAATTACGTTCAAAATTCTTTTTATCACTGGCTTGCGCCAGCTTTTATAGGACAACGTGGTTCAATGAATTGGACTTACACTGCAGATGGCTTACGAGCCGTTCCACAGATGTTAGTTACACGAGTACCACATCGTAATATTACAGCAGCAAATCTTAGAGTTTCACAAGCTTCTGGAACAGTTAGTGCGAATGCACGATTCTATTTTCAGAATGTGGATGCTACTCAAGGAGGAACTTCTGCTACTTCTCAACTCACAAATGCTGGGTTGAGTGTTCAAATGCCAAATTACACAGGATATAAATTTCAGTCAACGAATCCGTTGGCAACGAGTAATCCACAATCCTCTACTACTGCCTCCAATTATGATGGAGGAGCACGTGATGGTTATCGCGTGTTCGTTTCAACTAACGACAGTGCTTCTGGAACGGATTCTCAAGATGTGAAAGTTTGGAAGTATTCTGGAATTGGTACAGACTATAATCTGTATTTCTTCTTAAATACGCCGGTGTTTTATAATATTACATCGGTTCCTGCTGCTAATTAAGCAGTTGGAAGCAAATAAACAAGTAGGAAAAGACCTATTTACCGAATCAGTCGGCTTGTTTTCCCAATATAAAGGGTTTTCTAAAACTTTGTAAGTGATTTTTGCCTTATAGAGTGACGTTAACATTTAACTTAGATGTTTGTACCTCACTCTGTGGGGGAAATTTTTACTAAGTATTAATTGGTCG